CACTGCATTACACATCGGACCCGTCTGGTGTTGAGTGTATTCAAATTACAAGACATAGAAATTTTAATATTGGAAATGCATTTAAGTATCTTTGGAGGGCTGGTCTAAAGGATGACAATAGGCACATAGAAGATTTACAAAAAGCAATTTTTTATATAAAAGATGAGATAAACAGGTTAGAAGGTAAAAATGTCAACTGAAGATGATCTAGTTAAACATCTAGACCAAGTAAATCTTGTTGTAGAAGAATATCTAAAGGGTAACGACCCAACAGTTATTTCAAAGCAACTATCTATTCCAAGACAAAAGGTTGTAAAACTTATTAATGAGTGGAAGGTTATGGCATCAGCCAATGACGCTATCCGTGCTCGTGCCAAGGAAGCCCTTGCAGCAGCAGACACACACTATAGCAAGTTGGTTTCTCGCACATACGAAGTTATTGATGAAGCATCAATGACAAATAATCTTAGTGCAAAAACCGCTGCTATCAAACTTGTTATGGATATTGAATCTAAGAGAATTGATATGTTGCAAAAGGCTGGACTACTTGAAAACAAGGAACTTGCAGAAGAGATGGTTGAAATTGAAAACCGCCAACAGGTTTTGATGTCAATACTCAGAGATATTGCTTCAGAGTACCCACAAATTCGTGATGAAATCATGAAAAGACTTTCAGCAATTGCTAAAAAAGATGAAGTTATTACGGTAATCCACGATGTATGATGAGTTTCTGGAGGCACTTAAAAATAATAACTTTGCAGAGACTCCAGTAGATGCACGTACATTTGTAGAGGGTGTAGACTATCTTGGTCAGCCCCCACTATCTCAAACACAATATGACATCATTGAGGCACTGAGTCAAATCTATAAAAAAGAGGATTTGATTGATCTCATGGGTCAAGAAGAGGGCTCTAGATACTATAAAAAGTATACAAAAAACGAAATAATTCTGCAACTTGGAAAGGGATCTGGAAAAGATTTTACATCAACGGTAGCATGTGCATATATCGTATATAAACTATTATGTTTAAAGGACCCAGCAAAGTATTTTGGTAAGCCATCAGGTGACGCTATTGATATTATTAACGTTGCTATTAACGCACAACAGGCCAAGAATGTTTTCTTTAAAGGTTTTAAAACAAAGATTGAAAAGTCACCTTGGTTTGCTGGAAAGTTTTATGCTAAGGCAGAAAGCATTGAGTTTGATAAATCAATTACTGTTTATTCAGGTCACTCAGAGCGTGAATCACATGAGGGTTTGAACCTTCTTCTTGCAGTACTTGATGAGATTTCGGGATTTGCATCTGAGGTTGGGACTGGAAATGATCAAGGTAAGACTGCAGATAACATCTATAAAGCATTCCGTGCATCTGTAGACTCTCGTTTCCCTGATCTTGGTAAGGTAGCATTGCTTTCTTTTCCACGTTATCCAGGAGACTTTATTTCAACACAGTATGACAAGGTTATTTTAGAAAAAGATGTTATACATAAGACACATAAGTTTATTATTAATGAAGAGTTGCCAGAAGACATGGAAGGTAATTCTTTTGAAATTGAGTGGGATGAGGATGCTGTCATTTCATATAAGTATCCAGGAGTGTTTGCTCTTAAGCGTCCAACCTGGGAGGTTAACCCTACTCGCAAGATAGATGATTTTAAAATTGCATTTATGACAGACCTTGGAGATGCTATGCAACGCTTTGCGTGTGTACCAACATACTCTACTGATGCATTTTTTAAGCAGGTGGAAAAAGTAAGAGCATGTATGACTTTAAGGAATCCAATAGATACATATAAAAGATTTGATGAAACCTTTAAGCCAGATCCAAATAAAAAATACTACGTACATGCTGACCTTGCACAAAAGCATGACAAGTGTGCTGTTGCTATTGCTCACGTGGAAAAGTGGGTAAATATTCAGGTAATTAAAGATTATCAACAGGTAGCACCTGTAGTTGTAGTAGATGCAGTAGTATACTGGGAACCAAAAGTTGAAGGCCCAGTAAATCTTTCTGAAGTTAAGTTGTGGATTCAGAATTTACGCAGACAGGGTTTTGATATTGGAATGGTTTCCTTTGACCGTTGGCAATCATTTGATATTCAGAATGAATTAAAGCAGGTTGGAATTAAAACTGAAACTGTTTCAGTTGCCAAAAAGCATTATGAGGATATGGCTATGCTAGTATATGAGGAAAGACTGGTAATGCCTGCAATCGAACTTTTGTTTGAAGAACTAACAGAACTAAAGATTATGAAAAACAATAGAGTTGACCACCCAAGAAAATCTTCCAAGGACTTGGCAGACGCAGTGTGTGGAGCAATCTTTGGGGCAATATCACATACCCCAAAGGATCTCAATGAAGAAATTGAGATACACACCTTTAGGGATAGACCTAGAGTTGACTCCCATAAGGAGAACGTGATACAATTAAATCCTATGCCAGATGATGTAAAAGATTATCTGGATAGGTTTAACTTACTATAAACAAGGAGAAATAACGAATGAATTCATTCAAGAAAATCGCACTAGCCATGGTTGCAGCCATGACTTTGGGCACAATCGTAGCAACACCTGCAAGTGCTGCTGTAATGACAGTGGCTGTATCATTGGATTCTGTAGCAAACACTACAGCATCAGCAATTGCTACACCTGCATCATTGCCAGTCCCTGCAGATAACACAGTTGACGCTGCTGACGCACTCAAGTTCGTAGCAACAGTTGACACAGGAACAACAGTTTCTGTAGTAACAACAAACGCAACAATCGTGTCTGCACTACACACATCAGCAGCACCAGTATCAGCAACGTCAGGATCATCATCTTTGACAATTGCAACAGGTACAGGAACAACTGCAACATTTTTTGTTTACACAAAGACAACAGCAATTGGTACAGTAACAGTTACTAACCAGGGAACTACCTTTACATACTATGTACAGGGTACTGCTGGTAAGATCAACAACCTAATCGTAAATGCTCCAGCATCAGGCGCTGCAGGTACAAAGCAGGATATTCTTGTTACAGCAACAGACGTATTCGGAAACAAGGTTTCTGCTAAGTCTCTTACTGCAACAGTGTTTGCTGCAACAGCAACACTTGATTCAGCAACAGCAACAACTGGTGCTACACTTTCAGACTTTGGAGTTGCAACATTCAAGGCAACGCTTCCAACTGTAGGCGCACGAGCACTCATTATGTTTGCTCCAACAACATCTTCTGATGCAGTCGCAGCAGCCGTAACAGGTTTGACTGCTCCAACACTTGCACCATTTGCAGAGATTACAGTTCGTGATCTTGCAGGAGAACTTGCTGCACAGATTGCTGCAAGAATTTCTGCTGAAAATGCACTAGCAAATGCAGTAAATAAGGCTGCAGCAGATGCTGCAACCGCTAAGTCAGTTGCAGATTCTAATGCTCTTAAGGATGCAGCAGAGATTGCTAAGTTAAAGGCAGAGGCTGTTTCAGCCAAGATCGCATCAGATGCAGCACTTGCTGATAAGGATGCACAGATTGCTAAGTTGACAGCAGACAATGCTAAGGCACTTGCTTCTCTTAAGAAGTCATTCAATACACTTGCAACAAAGTGGAACAAGAAGAATCCAAAAGCAAAGGTTACTCTAGTTAAGTAATTTAGTCCAACACTAAAGGGGTTGCCAATTACGGTAGCCCCTTTTTTGTGCAATAAAATGATATAATAACCTTATCAGACATTATGTCTGCAAGGGGGAAAGGCAATAAAAAGATTATTACGCATATTCGTTGCAACAGTTTTAGCCTTTGGATGGCTCTTAATAGCCCCTACAGAGGCTCATTCTGACGACCCTTTAACTGTTGCTGCTCAAGAGATAGTAGAGTTAAACAAAAAGGTTAACAATCTTGTTTATCAAGATCAAATGAGATCTCTTATAGACATAGCAGAAAATAAGTTTACCTATGCCAAAAATGCGATGGAACTTAGAGACGATGCCAATGATTTCTATGATGATGCAGTAGAGTCAGAAGCATTAGCCTTAGAAGAAATTAACCTTGCCCAGTCAAATGTAGATGGGCAGACAGTCACAGTAGCCATTGCCCTTGAGAATAAGGACAACGCCCTTGATGACAAAAATGATGCTCAGGATTCCCTATCAGTAGCCAACATTAATGTTCAAACCACACAATCAAATATTCAAAGTTCTGGTGGATCAGGACTTTCCTATACAGGTTATAACCTATTAAGAAGTGGCAATCAAGCAGTACCTGGATCTGTCTTGTGTACTGGAACTTGGAATTCAAACTCAATGAACCTTCCAGTATGTGGTAGATATGAAAATATTATAGTTAAATTTGCTGGAAAAATTACTGTTCCAGATCATTGGACACAAACATATTTTGCGGGATACACAGACGATGGCTTTAAAATGTATGTTGATGGACAACTTGCTGTCAACAACTGGGTAGACCAAGGTGTTACATGGAGTAACTATTCCCCAGTATATGATGTTAGCGAAGACAAGACTTTAGATGTAGAGATATGGTGGTATAACGGAGGAGGTCCAGGATCATATCATCTTGGATGGGCAATTCCTGGAGGATGGACTGGTGCTGGTTGTGATTATACTGGTGGCTGGGGTGTAGGATTCTCTTGCAACCTTGGCACATTTTCTTCTGGATCAGGACCAACTCAAGCACAAATAGATGCATATAATAATGCAGTTGCAAATAGACAATTAGCGCAACAAAATTATAACAATAAGTTATCAGAATATAATGACAAAATAAATGTTTATAATCAAGAAGTTCAAATCTTACAAAACCTAACATCAGAATTAGAAGATGCTACACAAAACCTTACAAATGCTATACAAAACCTCACAAATGCTTTGGATGAAAAAAATAATTCTATATCTGATTTTAACAATGCAATTAATGATCTTAATAGCGCTATTGATAACGCATGGCGTTACTATGACGAACAGTCTCAAAGAGAAATTCAAAGAGCCATTGCTCAGGCAGCAGCAAATGCTGCAGCAAACCAGCCTAAGCCAGAGCCCTCTCCAGAACCAAAACCAACTATTGAACCAGAAAAGCCAAAGCCTTCTGCACCACCAACAGATAAGCCTGAGCCAAAGCCAACTAATCCTACTGCTACAGAAGAGCCAAAGCCTGAGCCACCAAAGCCAGTTGATCCTAAACCAGAGCCACCAAAGGAAGAGCCTAAGCCAGAAGAGCCTAAGCCTACACCTGCCCCAAGTCCTGAACCGAAGCCAGAGCCTACACTAGAGCCTCCTGTTAGGCCTTCTCCAGAGCCTAAGCCGCTTCCAAAACCAGACTTTAAGCCAGCAGAAAATGTTGATCCAGTAATTAAAGATAAAGTCCTTGTAGCCCTTATTCCAAAAACTGGAACAGGAACATCAGAAGATTTATCTGGAGTTATTGCTAATCTTACAAGCAAGGATAATAAATTAGTTAAACTTTCTGTAGAGCAAACAGCAGCAGTAAGCCAGACACTCAGGGCTTTAACAGTTGAGGCAAAAAAAGAGATTGCGTCAGACCTTGGAATTGCTCCAGCAGAAGTTGCAAAGGTAGCAGAGGCAATAAAATCAGACCCTGCAGTAGCCTCAGCATTTGTTGAGTTCTCAGAAAGAGCAGGGGATGCAGGAGAAACCCCAATGCCATTTACATTAGCAGATGCAGTAACAGAAGTACAAACAGAAGCATTTTTAGCAGACCCACTTGGAGCAGTATTTGAAGTGGATGTTACAGAACTCCTATCTAATTTCTCTGAATTAGGTATGGACATGACAGACGATCAGAGAGAAAAAGCCCAAGAAGTCATTATTCCAGTAATCATTGTTTCACAGATTGCTAGTACGATGATTGGGATGAGGAGGTAAGAATGAAAATAATAACAAAGGTTGTGAAGGGATTCTTTACATGGCTTAAGGACGCAGGCATGGAAGTAATTGCACAAGCATTTACCCTCCTTGGATTCTTTATCGCATGGTTAACTTTGACGGGATCAGCCAGAGACATTGTTGGTATTGCAACACTTGCAGTAACAGTTGTTTGGCTAATTACAATACCGCTAAGAAAGGAGGACTAAAAATGGCAACTAAGAAAGTAGTAGTGGCTCCCAAGAAGGAGCACCCACAAAAGGCTCTTCCAAATATCTTGATGCGTATCGTAGCAGTGTTTGCTGCTTCTGGTCTATCAGTGCTTGGTGCTGGAGCAGTAGTAGGAATTGATACAATTCAGGCAGTTTTGCTGGCAGGTCTATTAGGCGTAGCAACAGTCGTTGAAAGACTGGCAAGGGCTTTTTTGGACGATGGAAAACTTACAATCGCAGAAATAAATGATGCATTTAAGACTGTAGACAAAAAGGCTAATTAGTCATTGTAGGTTATAGTTGACAGCCCTCTCTGGGTGATGGTATACTTGAGTATATCTATCTGGAGAGGGCTTTTGCCATGACTTGTATTGCTGTAGTAAAACATGAAGATAAAATCTACATGGCAGGAGACCGTGGTGCCTCAGATGATGGAACTATCTTAGCACTTGATGCCCCAAAGGTTTGGAAAATTGGACCATATCTAATTGGATATGCAGGTGCGATGGACGGAGAGAGAATCCGTTATAACTTTAAGCCAACTGCTCCAAACATTAAAGATACAGATAAGTTTATGCAGACAAAGTTTGTAAAAGAACTTCGTGAATTCTATAATGAGTTTTGGGTAGACACATCAAAAGATGGCGATCTTGGTTTGATCATTGCGGTTCGTGGTGAAATCTACGAGCATAGTTCTGCAGATATGTCTTTATCTAAATACACACTTCCATATCTTGCAATGGGTTCAGGAGCAGAATATGCATATGGAGTTTTGTATGCTACAGATAAGCAAAAAAATGCTAGAAATCGTGTAGTATCAGCGGTCTCAGCAGCAATTAAATTTAGCCCATCATGCATGGGACCAGTTGACGTAGTAAGTCTTTAAGGGTATACTTATTATATGAATCACAAGCACGAAGATTTGTCATCAGAAGAACAAGAGTTTGGTATCTGGCTTTCAAATGGTATTGAAAGAGGATGGGTAACTCCACCTTATTGCAATACCCATGATGGTGGATACGAATACATGGGTGAAGAAGAAGTACAAGAGTGGGAGGCAGGGGGAGACCCTTGTTGTCATGTCATCAGATTGATGATATCGTAAAAATGAAAAGGAATAAAATGAAAAGGAATAAAATGAAAAAGATCGTAGCACTAGTAGCAGTATTGTTTTCAGTTGTAGTACCAGTTCAGTCACAAGCAGCAGCAGGTGAGCGAATTGTAATTATCGATAATGCATTCAATCTAACACAGATTAGCGGAAGTGTTGAATTTGTTTGTGTTGCATCAGACCGTTGTCTTAATAAGACAGTATCAAACAAGGATCACGGAACTCAGATGGCACTGGTTGCTCGTCAACAAAATCCATCTGCAACATTAGTTCTGATTCAAGCAGCACCAGTAAGCAAAAAGGGTGTTGCTAGTGATGTTAAACTTATTGGGTTTATCGATGCTCTAGATTTTGTAAACAGCAATTCTAATGCTGTGTCTGCAGTATCATTTTCAAGATATATAAATAACACGAAAGCAAAGTTGGCTGATCAGTGTTTCCCTCCAGCAACAGCACCTTATACACCACAAACAGGATTTAACAAGGTAAAGTCTTCTGTTGTATCACTTAATCTAAAGGGTATTCAGGTATATGCCTCAGCAGGAAACAATCCATCGAAGCCTATTGACTTCCCTGCATGCGTTGCAGAGGTTGTGTCTGTTGGCTCTTACCTTTATAAGGGCACCTATAAGACTGGAGAGGTTGACATTCTAGCGACTCTAGTAACTCCTGAAAATGTTTCAACAATTAAGGGGCTAATTCCAAATACATCTATTGAATTTTCTACTTCAGTAGCGGGTGTTGCAGTAGCAGCAAACACCAAGTCAATTGTGCCATCTTCAAAAATGGTAACGGTTCTCTCTAACTAAGAGAATGGTGGGGTGTAACTCAGATGGTAGAGTGCCGAACTGTTAATTCGGATGTCGCAGGATCGATACCTGCCACCTCAGCAAAGGAAGTAAATGGATCTTAATAGTTTTTGCAAAAATAATATAATTGGTTCATTGTCATGGATCAACTCATCAACAAAAACATTTAAAGACATATGTACAGATAATCATACTATGTTTCCTGAGTGGTCTGAATCTTATATATATCGCAATAGGAACTATGATGGTAAACTAATTAAACCAATAAATGGATATGCATTTCACTTTTCAGTTAAACCAGAACTAATATTGCAAGAAGATTTTGCAATTATAAGACAAAAAACACATGCGGAGATATGGGTTCAACCACAGGCTAATGGGGTATATGCACTAGACAAAACTTGGCAAAGGCAGTTTTATCCATCACCAAATACATATGATGTTCCAAATCAATGTTTTGATGCAATTTATAGATTTTATACTCCTTGGATTTTTGATAAAGATGTAGAGTTTGATATTTCTGGAATAGATGGATCTCCATTTTTTATCTTTAACAAAAAAATAAACTTTAAAAAAGTTAGCCTTAGTGATCAGTTTCTAGAACCAACCTGGGTGGACTTTTCTATTGTAAATAGTAAAGAGTATATGAAGTCTTATGGAGATATAGATTATGGTATACTAGACATAGGTTCACCACAGTTCGATATTATAATAAGAGATAAAGAAATAGTAGAAAGTTTGATAAATGAGTATAAAGAATAAGATGTCTTTTATTTCTATTTCTGAAAACAAAGAGTTTATAGATTATAATAAGAGTCCAATATCTGCAAAAGATGCTATACCAGATTGGTATAAAGAATTAGGTGGATACAATCAATCATCTAGCAAGAATATTGCACACCTTCATCCAGTAAATGATAGAGGTAACGATGGGTCAGATGTATCAACAAAACTCTGTCCGCCATTCCTAGATGCAATGATTTCTGGATATCTTCAACCACTATCAGAAGATCTAACTGTAGAAGTAGATAAGTTGGGAAAGCCCACAATATCTTGGCAATCAAGATTTGCTATTTTAGATAGTAGACCAAAGGTAGATATGCCAATACCAAAAGAGTGTTATCCTGTTCAGTTTGGCTGGAAAATGTTTTGGTACTATAAAACACCTCCAGGATACTCACTTCTAATAACCCACCCAATGAACAGGTTTGATCTTCCATTCTATGTACCATCAGCAATAGTTGATTCAGATATCTGGGGCCTTCCTGTATTTATCCCATTTTTTTTAAAGAGGGATTTTATTGGTACAATAGAGGCTGGAACTCCACTTTTTCAAATGATTCCGATTAAAAGGGATGACTGGGAACTTGAAATTGATACAAGTTTAGAGTCTATTTCTGAACATAGGATCAGAGAAGAAAAAAGAAGATCGCACGTTACATCGCATTACAAAAAAACAACTTGGCAAAAGAAAAACTACTAAAGGAGAAATAATGAACGATATGTACAGCACACCAAAGACCTATGATAAGCCTCATAAATTTTTTGAAACATTTTTAGACAACGATCTAAATAAGTTAGAAGCATTTTTAAAGTCAAAGTATACAGAGATTGAGCAAGCAACCCTTAAGGGAGTTAAACCACTACACTCAGAGGGACAAGAGTACTGGCTTGAATCTGGAAGTTTGTCAACTATTAAATGGAAAGAGTATAACGTTTTTCAATTTTACAGTCCTGAAATCTACAAGGTCTTTGTTGCCCTTAGAGATACAGTAAAAGAAGCATGCGAATACTACGGAATTAATTTTGAAGAGCAACAATATATGGTTCAGGGTTGGTTTAACATCAATGATCGAAAAGTTGGAAAGTTGGACTGGCACGATCACGGTGGACCATGGGCACCATACTTCCACGGATATTACTGCATAAAGGCAGAGCCTTCATCTACTTGGTACAAGATTGACAATAAGGAAGAAAAGATTTTTGAGAATAAAAATCTAGATAATCGACTCATTGTTTCTGAGATGGGTCACCCACACGCAATGGGTAACTGGGATTGGGATGGTGCTCGTGTCACTTTAGCCTATGACATCATTCCTCTTAAAATGCTTGGTCACCTTACTCCAGAACAGCACTATATTCCACTAATATGAAAAAGTATATAAAGGTTTTTATTTATTCTTACAAAGAAAAAGATTTGTATGACCAAGTATTACTTTTAAAAAATAAGGAAAGTGGAACAAACAAAGTAGTTTACTATGTTTATGATCAAAGCAATATAGATCGTGAAGATGTTTTCAAAAACATAGAAGGGGTTGTCTATAATTTTGTAAACTGGAACGACTATCGTGGTGTTTCTGTTTATAGAAAAAGAGTTCTTTTATCAGACATATCTGATTTTTATATGGAAATCTCTTCTCTAAAATCTATAGAGCCAGACTGGGATGTTTTTTTAGTAAATAGCCTTAAAGGTAAGATGGTTATTTCTGGTAATGGTAAGGTAAAAATAAATGTCGATGGATATTCTGTAAAAAAAGAAGTAGAGGAATCCTCTGACTTTGTTTTAACAAATTATATCGATATGTCATTTATTTTTATGGGCGTAAACAGTTCCATCCTTTTAAGCAAACTTGTTGGTTTAAAGGGGGTGGGTCAAGAGTTACTTCTATCTTTAATATTGATGGATAACAAGTATGAAATATATTCTGTACCAAATGAATTTTGTTCAACAGGATCTTTTGACTATAAGGTTTATAGGCCATACTCTATATATCACGGATACAACAAAATGATAGAGTCTTTTCAATCATATGATACAGAGATGTTTAAAAATTTTCATGGGGTTGATTTAAAAGATATGTCAAAAATGCCATATCAGGTTGACGATGTTGAGTATCATACTGCGGTAACCAATCTTTCATATTTAGATGAGGGTAGATTCTTAAAGCCATATAGTTTTATATCTATAGTATAATAGAATGATGAAACAAATGCATAAAATAAATGTAGTAGACAACTTTATATCAGAGGAAGATGCAGCCATTTTGATTGAAGAGATGCTCGCTCCTTCTAAAAGTACTGAGTATCCAGAATACTATAAAGATCGCTTTGGTGGAACTAACCTTCCTTATAACGATAGGGTAATGAGCATTTTGGTTAAATATGGTAAGATCGCCAACGGTATACATAAAGATCTAAATGGTTTCATTAATCCAATACATGTGTATAAATCTTTTGGATCACAGTGGCA